CTATATGTGGTTTCAAAGTGCACCGTTTTCTCTCGCGCTCTTTACACGACAGACCGACACACTCTAGAACACACACATACCCAATTTTCACGTTTGCTACCTCTCTTGCGTACTACTTATTGTAGCGTATACAAGTTCGAGGCGCTTCGGCTGCAACGATATGGCAGCTTCGCAGCCTATGGATGCTGCGCCTTCGGGCACAAATCCATCATCGGTTCTAAGTGAACCACTTGTTGAGTCCACTCTTTTCTCAACATTTAAATCATTCTGTGACAAGCATAAGTCCGGAATTAAGAGTGGTGATGAAGCTCTCGATACCATCATTGAATTCTTCGAGCTCATCAAACCGAACTTCTTAGCTTCAACCATTACACAACTCCGTGCATCTGACTCATGGGCCGATAGGGTGCATTTAGTTCTCGTAATGCTTGAGGTTTATGGAGTTTTCTGGAAGAATTCTCTACTGCCTTTTAAACAGGCAGCTGAAGTCATGTCAACCTATTTTGAGAAGATTATGACACCTCAAAGTCTTCCTACAATGTCATCTATTCCACCAATCTTTGAACGATTTCTGCGCACAATTAACATCGAACCATCAATTTTCCATAATTGTGCACCCATTGCACTCTTATGCGCACCTGCAATCTGGATCTTACTTTCAATGTTTGGTGCTGTTCAAGGTGGCACTTTTGTTCGAATCATGAAGAATATTGCATCTGTTTTCCGCGCAAACCAGACTATTCGCACTGAATATGAATATTTCAGTGATTGCGCTAGCGTCGTTAGTGATACTTTACTTGGAACCGATTTACAACCGACTACACGATTTATGGCTGAACTCCGATTGTTACACACTGAATTTAAAGATCTTGAAACACGTTGTAAATCCACCAAACTATACAAACCTGGTGACCGTCAAATTTACAAACAATTTCTCATTCGCTACGAAAATATGAATTCATTGTTTCGTTCTTTTAATGAACGGAAAATTAAGCTCGATCAAACTGCTACAAATCTCATTCTCGATCTCAAACAGACATCAATTGATGTTCATGAATGGCTTTCTAATCTTGAACGTTCAAATAAAGTGCGGCAAGAACCAACATGTATCTGGCTTTACGGAAAGCCTGGTGTTGGAAAATCCACTCTTGCTCCATACATTGTTCAACTTATTTCCAGACATGAACAACGTGATCTTACAATCTATCAACGTAATCGTGGAAAGTTTTGGCAACATTATGCAAATCAAGATGTTGTTATTTGGGACGAATTCTGTGCTACTGAAGCTGATCAAAATTACAATGAAGCTCAGGAGTTTCAATCTCTCATGTCCAGCTGTCCCGTTGCTGTTGATGGAGCTGCCGTCGATAACAAAGGTGTTGTTTTCAATTCTCGTTACATCATTATCTGTTCCAACCACATCACTGATCCATACTCTGCTCTTGCTGCTGAAGATGCTCTAGATCGTCGTCGTGATATACTTGTCAGTTGTTCTGATCCTGCCATTGAACAACAATTCCAACTCTATGGTGGTATTCGTGATTATTCTCATATGCGTCCAAATTTTTCACAAATGAACATGGTTCGTCTTCGCGAAATAAAAGACGCAACGAACAATGCTTATATGCCATATGATAATACCAATCCACTCATGACTGCAAATTCAATCGCAGCATGTGCTGTTGAAATTCAACTTCGTAAACACGCACAATATCTTCGTCAATCTGATTTATCCGCCGATACTGATCACACTGATATCACAATACCTGATCCTCCAACTGGTATTGACTTCAATGTCTATGCTGTAACACCAACTTATCATGGTCGTCGTCATCGAACTAACACTGGTAATGATCAACACCAACCTGCTGCACCGCAACCTCGTCGTTTTGCACCTGCACCTATTACCACTCCTTGGACACATGGTGCTGCGCAAGCTATGCAGCTTGGTAATAACGTCATGCGAATTTTCAATGCTATTCCTCAATCCAATCGTAGTCAGTGTTGTCTTTTCGTTGGACCACCAAATGTTGGAAAATCTACTATCGCTCGAACACTTGCTGAAAATTTCATCATTTTTGATGACCCAACACCAGATCAATTTCGCGAAGTTGTTAAAGCCATTTGGGAACATTCAGATATGAACCCACGTGGTCGTCCAATTATCATCACACTCAACACTGATAAATGGACTGACAAATTTTGGAATGTTGAAACAACGGGTCAAACATTTGCAGCAATTGAAAGTCGTCTCATTACCGTAAAATTCTCACATGATCTTGTTCAACGCGCATCACTCGCATTTGGATTGAAGTCAAAGAAAAAGAGCACACATGATCACGTTTGGATCCACATTGATAAGAAACTCTACTCTCAAACTGAACTCATTCAATACATTAACAATCACGCACCACCTGATCTTGTTGTTCTTGATACTACCGTGCCATTCTATGATGGTCCTGATATAACATCTGTTCATCGAGTTGACAAGGATTTACCAACATTCTGTCAAAAAATTGGATACTATGATCTTTATAACATCTTTTCGCGAGCTAATATTACATTTGATGCTCTTGTTGTCGCCACACGTTTGCTTGATTCATTACCACGAACTGCAGATGTTGAAACTGTTATCATGTCGATTAACAATTCACACATACCATGTGATGGATTAATGTCAACTTTTGCTATCGCATTCACTGATCAAAATATTATTGTCTCATGTCGTGACCAATGTTTACATATTTCTAAACCAAGACTTGGTGTTGTTATTCGTGAACCTGAAGAAGATTCCATCGTCGTTTTCTTTCGTTTTCTTTGTCGTGCCATTGTTTTTATTGGCAAGTGTTCATTTGCTTGGATTGTTTCAAACTTCTCATCCAAGAAACGTCTATTACCCGAAATGAAGTGGGATGATCGTGAAATGACTCCTACTGTTGACTGGGCTGCTGCTGTTGATGATCAATCAGAGACTGACGAAATTCAAGCACCATTTTGGGCTGATCCAAATTATGTCGCACGCCGAACACCTGAGCGATATTTCAGTGGAATTAGCAATGATAGTGATCCTGACAAACAACGTGTTGGAAAACCTACTCGTCTTTATCCAGAAGGTACTGTGTATTCTCAAGATGTGAAAAAACAACCACCACCGAAAACTTGTACACCTGTAGTTCCAATCAACACTGAATCTCTCAATCTTGTGCCTGAACAATTGACTATTTCTGATTTATTTGCTGACTCAAAACCCATACCAGCACGTAACACTCAACATGCTCTTCATGCTATGGGTTCCAATAGTCAAAATGTTGCATCATCTACAAATGAATCTGCTCGTCGTACTGTCGCTGGTAGGTTAGCTCAAATACCACAAAACATCAATGAACTTATCAACTTCGTAACAACTGATAAACTTGCGCCGCAATCATCACTTGATCCAGGAGCTGTTGATGTCATCAATGCAATAGTTACCAACATGGTCTACATCGGATCATTCTCACGTCCTGATCTTCGTGGAATCATGCTATTTGGTAAAGTTGGCGTCACTGCAGCTCATTTCTTCGCAAATCGTAATCGTCTTGAAATGTTCAAAGTCTACACAATCAATGGCACTGAACTTCATGCTATGCTTATTGACACCTGTGTTCAGCGTGACATTGCAGTGTTCAAATTAATCGACAACACAAATTCATTCCGCAACATTTTACCTCACATACCAACTCAAGATCAAATTGTTTCACGTACTGGACACAAAGCATTACTCGTTCGTATTTATCCTGTCAATTCTCGTTGCAACACACTTTTATCGCAAATCATTATTGACGACATATCATCACGTCAGTATGACACTGGAGTCACTGTTAGTGGAGTTCTCTATCGTGGTTTCACAAAAGGATTCTCATATTGTGATGCAAATACACGATTTGGAGATTGTGGTTCACCACTCATTATCTGTGACACTAAGTCAACTTGCAAATTCCTTGGTTTTCACATCGCAGCTTCGAATGTACAAGGTTTTGCAAGCATACTGCAGCGCGAAGATTATGCTCATTTTGATAACATCATACCACAATGTTTGCCATCAAATTCTTTCGACATTGACATACTTAGCCATCAGTGTGTCAAACTTCTTGATGCACCACTCAAATACAAGAATTCTACTGTTGTTGGTTATCTTGCTACTGATGATAACGTTTTGTTGCATTCACATCACAATCACAAAACTCGTTTGTACCGTTCGCCACTTGCTATTACGAATGAATTTATGCCTGATGTTTTCGAACCATGTGTTTTGAGTAAGTTTGATCGTCGTCTCACAACCGAATTTGATCCATACGTTGAAGGATGTGATAAATTTACTCATGAATTCGTCGCTCTTGATCAAGATCTTGTCATCAAGTCAGTTGAATATGTTGCTGATTATTTAGCTGATTTAGCATTTTCGCATCACAAAGTCTGTAAAGTTCTCACAAAGACTGAAGCCATCAATGGAGTTTCAACATTTCACACTTCAAATGCCATTTCACGTGATTCTAGCGCTGGATATCCATGGTGCATGCTACCAGGTTTATCCAAAAAACAAGAACTTTTTGATTTTGACACTGGTAAACAGATCTGGACCATTTCAAAGAACAAATATGGTCAACTACTCAACACTGCTATCGATGATGATATTCGTGCACTCAACAAGAATCGTTACATTGCATCTGTCAGCATTGCAACATTGAAGGATGAACCTCGCAAACTTCGTCGCATTTATGATGTTCCTGATTCTCGTATTTTCTATGCATGTCCTATCGATTTTTGTCTCGTCACTCGCATTTTCAAACACACAGCCGCATGTGCAATTACTGATCTGAACGAATTTCATCCAATCAAAATCGGAATTAACATGTCTGGTTTTGGTGCTCAAGGTCTATTCAACTATTTAACACGTGTTGGAAATCATGCTTTTGATCTTGATGCTACTGCTTATGACTCAACTTTACCACCACAAGTCATCCGTGAACTTTATCGTGTCTACAATCGCATTCATGAACGTTGTGATCGTCTCGCTACATCTGATCCTGAATTATTCGCTACACATCAACGAATTCGAAAGAACATCAGTCTTCAAATGGCTGAACCACTCGTCGCTTACAATGATTTCGTCGTTCAATTTCATGGTGGAAATATCAGTGGTCAAACAACAACAAGCATTGATAATTCACTCGTCAATCTCATATTGTCGTATTATGCCTATCACAAGATGATTGAATCAAAACACCTTCACTCATTTCTCAATTGGACTGCATTTCGTATGAACTGTGAATTCGCATTTTATGGTGATGATTCTATAACTGTTTTTTCTCGTGAACTCGCTCGCTATGTAACGCCGAAAGACTGGATTGATAATTTCAAACTCACTGGACTTAAATTGACAAGCATTGACAAACTACCTGATTCTGAAGTTGTGTACAAACCTGTTGCCGAGTGTATTTTCCTTCAACGAACTTTCAAACGCGCTGAATATTCATCTGGTGGTCAAGGATTTTACACTGGTGCCTTACTTAAGGAAACATTTCGTAAGATGCTCGACTGGACTGTTGGTACGAAACCTCATGACATTTGCGAGGAATTCGATGTTGAATTTGTTGATGCTGCACAAATACAATGCACTGTCAACTCATGTCTACTCGAAGCTGCGAACAATGGCAAGGCTTTCTTTGATGCATTTCGCAATCATTTGATGTCTAAGTGCGAATTCATTGGTCAATTCACCTACTTGACCTATGAGGACGCATTTTCCATCATTTGGAACACTCCCCTACCAGATGGTTTGGAGTACGATGCATTAAATATTGCTAATGACATTGAATCGCAATTCACACCGCAGTCAATGGATCATGATGGAGGACCACAACCAGCAGTCGTCGGAGAGTCCGGTGCACCTTCCGAAGTTAGTCGTTCCGAAGATCTTTCCAAGCCCGCCGAAATTTCCAAAATTCAAGAAATCTCAAAACGTACAAGTGCTGCCATCTATCCATACTCAGGCGCACTTGGCTCAGTCGATCTCAACTGTTACCGATCAATCTTACTCAACACCGTCAACTGGTCATCAACTGCTCAAGCTGGAACACAACTCTTCAAATGTCCTATCACACCTCAAGCACAGAACTCAGTTATTCAGTACTTCACAGCACCTTACAACTGTTGGACCGGTGGATTCATCTATGGCATCCAAATGGTCGGTACCGGTTACAACGGAGGAAAACTCAGATGTTGCCACATCCCGCCAAATGTCGACCCCACTGGTCTCACAGCGTCACAACTCACAGTCTATCCCGGAATCGATATTGATGTCAAAGAAAGTGGTGAATTCCCAGTGCATATTAACGATGAGAGGCAAGTCATTTTCCATTTCAATGGCGCCGATCCGACAACAACCGATGCAACAGGGGGTACGTTTCTTCTCTACGTCCTTGCACCGCTTGTTAACGCCAATGGCTCAGCGTGTCAAGTCAATGTCCTCGTCTTCAATCGTGCCGATCCCTCATTCAAAGTCAGTCAACTTAACCCAATCGAGTACGCGGAACAGAACATCCCAACAATTGCGTCTGCAGCCGGCTTATTACCGAAAATCATGAATGAAACCAATCTTGGCTTGCCTGTCAAAAATTTGTATGTTTCTGCTTATGCTCCAACTGTGTCTACTGGTCTTTACGGACAAGTTAATGCTGCTGGTACAAATGCAGGAAATGGTACCGCTTATCCACTGCCTGATCCGTTCTTTGCAAACATCACTACTAACCAAGTTGTTGATATTGATGGTAATAACATTTCACGACCACTCACACTCACTACAACTACTCAAAACACTGATGGTCAATGCTCAGGATGGTACTCGCCAGATTGTACTGTTGATAGTTCTGATAATGTCACAATGATTTCTCAAAGTATCATGCCAGCTTCAGTCACGTGTGATTTCATGAATCCTATTGCATGGAATGTATCAGCTAGTGAATTGACTCTTTTCTG